CATTTTGTTTAACATCTTAATATCAGGCAGTGCTGACATAGATGGTGAACGACCATAAGTTTCACTAGATGATTTTAACCAACGTGGAACTACATACGGAAACTCATTGTAACCTGATACTGAAATAATTGTGCTTTCATCTTTGTCATAATAGATTGATGTAAATGGCATAGACAAATTATCCATTTTATATGGATTAGTTTTGTCATTCGGTTTTACACAATGATATAAAGTAACTTCTTCGTAAGGATGTTCCTTAGCAGTTTGTAACATTCGTTTTGGTAATTTATCACCAAACTTTGCTAATGCAGCTCTAGCAGACATTTTAAATTCACGATGAATAGTATCAACTATACCTTTATGATTTTCTGATAAATAAATTTCTTTAATGTGCCTAGTGCTAAATCTTAAAATATTATCTTCATCAGGTTCAATTAACATGCAAGATGTACCGAAAGCCACGAGGTCTGTATAGACTTCGTGAATTTCTTGTTGGAAATTAGATCGTGCAAATGCTGTGTACATTGTACGAGTTGCAGACTCTAGCCATTCCTGGGCTTCTTCATCACCGCTAAAAGATTCATCTTTAAATCTCATACTAAACCATGGTGACGCTGAGTTAGTCAGCATACCATGGAGTGATGAAGCTAACAATTCAAGTGCGTGAAGAGCTGTTCCATCATAAATAAATTCTGTACGTTTATCTCCCTTGCTTCTTGATTTGGTAACATCGGCTCTACGAGGTAAACAATAGTCAGCCACTTCTTGCCAGTGACTTTCCCAGTTAGACCTAGTAGTTCTTAATTTTTCAAATTGTGCTTTTAGATCGTTAGCGTTCATATTTTACCCATTAAAGTTTTTTTATCTTGCCGCATGGCGTTTAGGCCATACATGTTATTCATTTGAGTAAAAACCTTGCCTTTTTTTTGCAATGGTTTCATACCTTTAGTCATGTCAGTTGCAGCTGCAAATTTAATTGGAGCATTAAGTACGGTTGGTGAGTTATACATTTAACCCAATAGTGTTGGTTTATAAACTACAGGATCACCTAAGACACCTTTAGCAGCAGTTTTAATTAAAGGTTTACGACCTTTTTTCTTTCTATCAATAGCTTCAGCATTACCAACAGAAGTAGTTTCTGCGTTAGACCCAGCCTTAGAATCATAGTTGGCTGCATTAACTCTACCTAGTTCTGCTTTCTCTGAAGCAGCTTTGTCAGCGGCAGCTTTCGTAGCAGCGGCAGCATCTGCGGCAACTTTATCAGCGGCAGCTTTGTTAGCGGCGGCTTTCTCTGTAGCGGCTTTCTCTGCGGCAACCTTTTTAGCAGAAGCAGCAGTAGTAGCAGCTTTAGCAGCGGCAGCTTTGTTAGCGGCGGCTTTCTCTGTAGCAGCTTTTTCAGCAGCTATTTCTTCAGCTGTAGGTCCAGTTGGTGCGTCAGGCACAACGTCTACAACTTTGTCTACTAAATTAATAATTTTCTTTTTAGCTTTCTTTAATATTGAACCCATTTATTTTCTCCATGTGTAAGGTAGTTTTAATTGTGCTGCATTACGTTTGGTTTTTTTCCACCCAATGCGTGCATATAAATCTATTAATGTTTTGTTTATAGGACTGGCCTCTAACAGTTTAGCTCCTAATTCAGTGGCAAGTTTATAAAACTTATTAACTACATGCCGAGTTAATATTCTACCTTTATGCTCATCTTGAATATGCATGTGTACATGGTAGACGTTAGCTTCAATTTCATACATCCATACAAAACCAGCTGTTGTATTATTATTTACAAATTTAAATATTTTTGCATAATAAATAACTTCATTATGATCTTCTAAGTTATTAAATTTATTAATTGTTAAATAATTAAATAAAACAGAATAATCATCAGTTCTTAATATATCTATCAAGATAAAAGTGTAGAACTATAAACATTAGCTTCAGAAGTATCACCTTGGTTAGAAGTTAAAATAGTATTACTCATACCTTTTTTCTTTCTTCTAATTTTTTTCTGTGCTTCAGTTTCAGCCGTAGTAGTTGAAGTTGTACCATCTTCGTTTTCAACTTCATAAGTATCTTCAATAGTTGCAGCTGGTGGTGGTACATAGCTATCTGCAACTGGGGTCTGTGCCGCAGCTGGCATTACTACTGTCTTTGGTTTTAAAAATCCCATATTACATCTCCAATGGATTATAGTGTAGACCCGCAGCTTCTTTCTGCGGTGGTCTAAGTTGGTTTAAATCTAGTTCTTTATTGGCAATAGCCACATAACGCCAAGTATCAGCATAGTGACTAGACCAGTCGTGTACGGGCCGAGTGAAAGTTTTATCTCGATCCATATATTTACGGTGGTACCATTTCATAGCATCAAGAAATGGTTTGCAGTTGTCCCGATCAATAAATGATTTAGACAACAGCATCTGTCCCGCATGCAACCCATCTTCAACAGGTAGCTTGGGACAAATCTTTATTGGCCGCATGCCTAATTGATAGGCATACTCTTGTCGACTGTGGCCCGTGGACATTTCACGGACCGCTATGTCGTGGGGGAATACATAATTCCGTATTAAAAAATTCTTGTCTTTTATTACTTGAGCATAATGATCAAGGCCATAATTGCTATTACTATAACAGTCGATGACGAATAGTGCTCGACCAATCGTTTGAGTGAATAGAAGGCACGTTTGATCAGAGACCCCCAAGTCGAAATAGACATCAACTGGGTAGCCAGTGTCGTAAGGAAATTTACCAATGCGTTTCTCCGTTTCTAATTTTTCTAAAAATTTACCATACACGGATCCTGAGACTGAACTTGTAAACGAACATTCAAACTCCTGGTTGTATTGGTCCTCTGTTTGTAATTTACGAGCAGAGTCCAATTCCGTTTGTGGTATTAGTTTAGTTTCACTTGCTTTAAAAAGACAAGTAAACCATTCATCGTTACCTTTAGCATCTTCAAATAGATGGTAAAAGGCATCCATGCCATTGGGAGTCCCAATGAACACAATCTTTCCTAATCGATCCGAAATAGCTGGACGTTGTATTTCAGTAAACATCCGTGGATCCATTTGGGCATACTCATCATTTACAATGAGATCAAACTTCAGGCCCCTGGCACTATCAATATTCTCAGCACCAAATAATGTTATCCGAGCACCGTTGGGAAAATCGGCCCGCAACTCCGTCTCGTTATATTTCATTCCAGGTATAACTCTGGAAAACTCTTTTACCATATCCCAGGCAACTTGTTTTGCTTGCACCCTGGTAGGACAAAAAAAGCCACCTCTAAAATCTTTATGATTAGTGGTTAAGGCTTCCTTAATTAAATGATTAATACTAAATACTGTCTTGCCACCTCTACGATGCATAACGCACACGGCAAATCGAAACTTATCTAATGCTGCATGCAACTTCATTTGTTGCGGCCTAGGGCTATACGGTATCGTTATCGTTGTCATTAGTGCAAGGTACTATCAAACGGCACTTCTGCTTTATGTAGGTCAAGCAAGTTAATTAAAAAATCACAAGCTTGCATAGCAGAAGATTCATCTTCAAATTTAGAAAACTCAACTGTTACTGTTTGTTTGTTTTCATCATAAAAGACTGCTGCTACTACGTCAGGTTTTGTATTCATGTGTGTCTGTCCGTTTTAAATTCCCATGTATAATATATATATAACCGCCCGCCATTTTGGGGGTGGTCGAGGTCCTAATGCCGCCAAAAAAAGCTCCCCTACAGGCTGTAAACCCGCATGATGCCTAGGCTGTGCGTTATATTCTGCTTTTAATTCTGTTAGTTGGTTGTGCCTATCTTCTGAACTCCATTCGTGCGTGCGAGAACTGTTCGTTCGTCTTCAGAGCTGGGGTCTTTGGTCTCCCATTTAATAACTATACTACTTTCTCCAGTTTGTTTAACTTCGGACTTGTCACCATATAATGCAATAAGTTTAGAGGCTAAAAATCTGATGTGATGCAACTTTTCCCGTACCATCTGAAATTGTTGCGGTGGTATATCTTCTCTGTCTAATATCTCCATAGCTGTATCAAGCCAGGTCTGTGCTCCAGTCCTTCTGGCTTCAGTTATATCGTTAGCAAACTTCTCACTCTCACGAACCCATTTATAGATTGTCGATAGTCCAGGCATGTCTTTGCTCTTTGCTATCTTCGTGAGTGGTACTCCAAGCTGGAGTTGTTCCAAAATTTGGTCCGAGTATTTTTCTAACTTCATCATAAGTTTTGTTTTTAAATGGTCTTAAATTCATCATTGCCTTGATCTTACCATCAAAGGTTCTTTGTCCATTGGATAGAGACATACCGCCATGATTTTTACAACGATACTTGCCTGACTTCATCAAGTTCCCCTTAGCTCTACATTGAACCGTAAAGTTACTTCTGCGTGTCATGCTCTCACAATAAATCTTGTGTAAGGGCCTTCCAACCATTTGATATTATGTTTTGATTTGTGGTAAATACAAAGCTATTGCAAAGTATATAGAATTAGTTTCATATTCGAGGTAACTTGGCAAGTAATTTTTCATCAATACAAATACGCATCCTTAGCAGTCTTATTATGTTCATATATCTTTTCTTTGCAGTGTGTCGTGAGCAACGTAAGATGTTCTTACCAATCCAATGCCAAGGTGCTCCATAGCATCTAGCCCATACTAGTTTTCTTTCTTCAAC